CTTACAGCGAGCGCGCTTGAGGAGTGTCGCAATAATGCCAATCGAAGCCGCCTCTTGGTCGAGCACCAGCGGCAGACAAAGCTCCGAGCCATGGCTCTTAAACTGCTTTCCCTCTACCGCGTCACCCACCACCACCACGGCATCCAAAGGCCGCCGCGTGGCCCAGCGGATCATATCCATCCAGCAGGCCCATAGGTACTTCTGGACGGTGTTCTGAGGAACCTCTTGGCCTGTAGAGGCCCGAAAGCCCGGAGGCAGGAGAGCATAGACGCTCCCAGGGTGTATGTCAGACAATGCGAGTATGCGTCTCATCTTTTGCCTTTCGATTTAGATTTGACGGGAGCTTGCCCGCCGCCATCCATCAGCCCATTTTTCCAGAGCGTAAAGAATGGCTCGCGTTTGGCCGCCCGGCCATGCCGGATACCAGGGAGCAGCCCACAGGCATCAGACTCCCCAATTATAATCATGGCAATAATGGAATAGATGGCGGTATCTCTTAGCTTATCGTGCAGAGACTCAACAGTGCCCGTCTTGCCCTCGCCCACTATCTCATAGATACCATCCACCTGCTTGGCCATATAGCACAGGCAGGCCGCGAGCGTTGGGTTGATGCCGGGCTTGAGCATCTTGCGGATGAGCCGCCCGCCGCGCTCGAAATTGGCAAGCGGATCGCCCACCGTGGCATACTGCTTATTTTTATCGGAATGGAGCCGCCGCAACTCATCCATTATCTTGTAGAATTTCGGATGCCCGTAATACCTCATACGCTCCATCTCCTCATCCATCAAAAGGGCCGCGAGAAGGCCGCCGTTGGCCCACTTGCGCAAAAACTTGTCATGCCGGAGTGAAGTCATTGTACCTTTGCGACACCTCGCCATCATTCCACACCCGGCCCGGGCTCAGGTCCGCGTCACCCGCTTTCCAATAGGCCCGCTTGCGGAGTGGCCGTTTGGCCTCAATCATCAGGTAATTGGCCGAGTCAACCAGATACTCGATGTTGCCGGTCTTGGTGTATGCGGCTACGGAGTTGAGGGCGCATTTAACGGCGTTGACGTTCTTGGGAAAAGCCTCTCGGATTGGCCCGTACTTATGGAAAGACATGTGCATGCGCCGTACCATCGAAACCAAGAAAGACTCGCTTATCTCCGAATGCGGGCACGCGCCCAGGGCCTCGCCAATCGGAGCCGTGCGCACCTCGTCAATCGTCCTAGCCATTCTCTCCGCCTCCGCCCTTGAATTTCGCTATCACGTCTCCCAGCTTGCCCAGGCCGTAAGGTGCCGTAATATACATGGCAAGGCCGTGCAACTCCGGCACGCTCTTGGTCTTGAGCACCAGATAAGTCACCCAGCCGATGGAGGCCGCGAGCGCCACAGCCGCGAGCGAGCGAGACATTGACGCCTCGCCACTCTCCGAAAACAGTTTCCTGAGCCAATCCCTCATAACCAGCGCACCCCTTCCGGCCGCCATTTCAGAAAATTGCGGCCCTGTACCACAAAGAGCACAACCCCAATCAGCACAATCGACCACGTATGATGCTCGAAACCCACCACGGCGGTAAAAGCCTCAGCCACCCAAGCAAGCAACGGGCCAAGCAGCTTTTTATTGCCCATCAGCCACAGGCCCAGCAAGAGCGGAATAGCCGAAAGCGATTGCAGTGCAAAATCCAGCATGAATCACCTCTCCCCAAAACAAACGTGGCGCATCAGGTAGGCAATGGCCGCCCGTTGGTTTTGAATCAACAAGCCCTGTGAGTAGTTCTGTACCGTAAGCCACAGGCACACCGCTAAGAGGATGACCACCAGCTTGCCGCTCCGCCAATCCTCGATGCGGCCGCCAAAGAAAAACCGCGCCAACCTACCGATGCTTAATAAGCTCATCCGCAGCCACCCCCAGGGCAATGCCCACGCCCGCGCTCTGGGCATCTCGCTTGAGCCGGGCAAAGAACCCTCCGCCCTTGAGAGCTTTAAGCGCCGCGTCTCGCTCTCCCGTCACCACCCGAAGGTTTTCCTTGAGGGCCGCAATCTGAGCCTCCAGGCTCTCCATGTCTCGCTCACAGCCCGTGAGCTTGGCTTGATCATCCGCACACCCCACGGACGCCTTGCGCAACTCTTCCGCTTGCGGAGCCGAAAACACCAAGCCGGGCTTTTCTCCTGACTCCTGACTCCTGACTCCCGGCTCCTGCTTTTCCACAGCCGGAGGACTCGATAGCGAGAGGTACTTGGCAATCTGGGCCGCCGTCTCGACCGGCGAGGCCGGAGGCTTGGCCTGCACCCGCGTAAGTGCCTCCACAGTCTTGGCCGTGGCCGCATCACGGTCTTTCATGGCCTGCTGGGAATCCTTAATGACTTGGTCCTCGCGAGCCAGCACGCCCTTTTGAGCGTCAATCGTGGCTTCCACCTTAATACGTGCCTCGCGCTCAGTCTCATAAGACCGCAAGCAAAACAGGCACAGGCCGCACAGAGCCAGCGATAAAACCGGATGAGCGAAAAGAACGTACTTTTTAAAAGTCTCCAAACTACACCTCCGCATAAAGCCGCAGCCGCTGCATGCCCTTGAGCACGTAAAGAGGATCAAAGGTCTTACCGGATGGGCCACCGGTATTCCAGCACTTGAGGAGCGCCCCAAAGTCCTTGGAAGGGTCAAGGCGAAACCGTCTCGCATCATCCAGAATGATCTTAACCGTAAGCTCCATGCTCACCGGAGGAGTGTCAAGAGCGAGATAGTCAACGCCGTGGGCAATGGCGTTATATCCCATAATCTGGGTTGGCCCCCAGGAGGTGGCAAGGCCACGCAGGGCCTCATCGCTCAGGTTGCGCAAGTCGGCTCGCTTCAGCGAGCCGTAATAAGTCTCCATGCCCACCTGCACCCGAACCAGATGCCCGTACACCTCCGGCTCAAACCGCTTGGAGCCGTCCGCACCGCCGCTCTCGTTGGCAACCAACGCCGCAACCAGAGCCTCCGGCACGGGCGTACCGGCAACCGCCCGCAGGATGAACGCGCCCCACTCGCTCTTAATCTTCTCCATACGCTCGCGCTCAGTCATAGAAGCACCCGCTTTCAAGCAGCAAGGCCCCAAGGCGCTTGCTCAAGCGCCCGGCCATACGATTGCCTTACCTGTTGTATTTTCAGGCAGTCTGCACTATGCTACTGCCTGTAAGGGTTATAGGATAAGGCAGAACATGCAAGACAAGACGCCGCACATCAACCTACAGCCAATGAAAGAAATGCCGCATAAAGGCAAGGATTAAGGCCGCCGCAACAACCACTCCCGCACCCTTTAAAATCGAAAGGAGAACGATCGCCCAGGCCGCCCGCTTGCGCACATCCTCAAGCGCTTGAATGCGTCGCGCTAACTCCTCGCGGGCCTCGCGCTCGATAGCGCACCTTCCGGGCTGCCCGTTTCCGTCAAAGACCTTTTTCCAACTATCAAAATTACGGCCCAGGTCCTTGAGCCCTTGATTGATCTTGCCCAATTCACAGAATAGGCCGTCTCGCCAACGCGCCTCTTGCTCACTTGACATATTCATTCCCTTGCAGTGTTTAAACGTCCATGGCGTGGTCTTCCTATATCTCTCATAAGTGGTTGCAAGGCGCACACCATTAGTCATCCGACCGCCCCACCAGAGCGAGTCAGACAGGCTAATTTAGCGCTAAGGATGAAGGTTTTATTTTCAATAGCTAGGTTGTCTCTGAGTAGCAGCTTCCCAGACTCGAATAAGCATCAGCCCGCACATAGACGCTAACCGTTCCAGCCGTAAGATTAAGGTTTGTGTCGCTGGCGGTTGCACAGTCAAAAACAGTATTAACATTGCCTTGCAGACTGTTGACGGGCGCGGAGTTGGCCACCACGGTAAACTCCATGCGATACATCGCACCCGCCGTCTGAGTGAACGTTTGCGAGCAAAGCAAGGTCCATGAACTGCCATTTACATAGTAAATAGCAAAGAGCCCGGAGGGGCTGCCTCCGTAAAACTGACAGAAATAGCCATGTGTGCCATCTATCGATAGAGCAATCCCGTAACCCGCGCTACCGCTGTTCGTCACCCCTCGCACGTTTAGGATTATGCGAACGGAATGGCCACTGGAAATACTCAGCGTGCCCGCTGGGTATACCGTAGCCGCCCCAAAACTAGCCGGGGATGAGGAAATAACCTGCTGCACCCAGCCCAGGCCGTTTGAGCCAGCGACTCCGCTTGCCGCAATGGTCTGGTTGGGCCAAGAGCCCGTAACCGTAACGTTAGAGCCCGCCACTAGGCCGGGCGAGGCCGTACCGGAACCGCCCTGCGCCACAGGCAGAGGGCTTGAAAGGTGAGTCGAGACAACTTGCGGGCTTGCGGCGGTATTGCCCAAGTCTCCGGCCACTTGCACAGCGCCCGTCACTTGCGCAGCCGTGTAATCCCCGGAGGCAGCCACCACCGCGCCCGTACGCCCAAAAACGCTTTGCACGGGAGCCGTCGCGGAGAGGCCCAAAGGCACAGCCCATGCGCCATCCGCCCGGAGAAAATCTCCCGCCGCCGCGCTCCCAGACGGAGGAGCGGGCACCGCGCCCCGCACCCCTCCGCCCCCAGAGTCTCCCACCATCACGGGCAGATCAGCGCCAATCAGCGCCCGGTACGTAGGCTTAGCACTACCCCCGGAGGTTGGCCCGGCAAGCACGGAGTTAGCAACCGTCGAGGCGAGGGCAAAGATGAGAGAGCCGCTGGTGGTAACGGGAGAGCCCGAAACCGCAGAAGCCAGCACCACGCCGTCACCTTGCGCCCCCACGCTCGTCACCGAACCTGAGCCCGCGCCCGTTGCGGGCATATCCGCCGCTACAAGTTTGCGCAGCGAGGCTTGGCCGCTCGAACCGTCTGGAGTGGCCAAGACCTCATTGGCCGCGCCCGATGGGAGCGAGCCCGGAGGCACCGCCCAGGTGCCATCCGCCTTGAGGTATTCTCCGAGAGCCGCGCTCCCCGCCAGCGGAGCCGGAACATAGCCCACCTTGCCCCCGGAGCCCGTGTCTCCGGCCATGGTTGGAGGCACCTCGAAAACCCCAGAGGCGTGCAGAAACTTGTTGGCCGCCGCGTCACCCTCAATGGGAGCCGGTACGGCGCCCGCCGCAGGCATCACCGCCGGAGAGGAAGTCTCCAGGCCGTCGCCTATAAAGGGCGCAATGGAGGCCGACACGTCACGCACGTTTTGAGTGGGGCAGTTGGGATCGGGATAAGGATTCCCCGACGCCCACAAAACCACCGCATTGGCCTCTGGAGGCAAGGGCAGCTCGGAGTTTAGATTAACCTCCGTGGGAGTCGTGCCGGGCTTTACGCCTTGGGTTGTGCTCATCGCTTAGTCACCATTGATATAAAATTGGCCGTTATCCGGCAGATTGGCCGTGGCATCCGTGATTAAGGGCAGGGTTGCCGTGCCGGAGAATCCGCGCCCCACCACCGCGCTCATCTGATACACATTTACCGTGATCGTTCCCTGCACCACGCCAAAATCGAGTTGCTGGAGCGAGGCCGGATAAACCGCCGTGGGCTGCTCCACGGTCAAGGTGCGCACCACCCCGCTTGGACTACCGCCCAGAATATCAACTTGGTATTGCTCGATTTTCTCATTGAGAGGGCCGCCCATGCCGTCCACCAGGGCCTCTCCATCCGTACCGTAAGCTCCGCCGAACCGCGTGCGCCGCAGCCAACAGATCGTCCAATTGCCGGAGGAGTCTTGCGAGCCGCCGATAGCCACCGGGCTGTAAGGTCTAAGCTCTTGGCCCGTAAAGGTAAAATCCTTGGATGACGTGGCCCCCAGAGTACTCCCGTTCTGCACGCAGCGGTAATATCGCATCAGGCCCAAAAGGGCATCGGGCTCCGCGTTGTGCATCAGGCCGGGCACTCCCAAAACAATCACGTTTTCACTCGCTCCGTGAGTTGAGCAGTATCCCTCCGTGCCCCGCCGCCCGCGCAAGAGGTTTGATAGTATCCAGGTGCCGTCCGATTGCTGCGCCGCCGTTTCAAACTGAATCACCTCTTGGCCCACCAGCAGAAAATTCTGGCCCTCTTGGGTAAGCTGCGCCTGAGTGGCGTTGGCAAAGCTCCCACTCGATATAAGCTGCACGCGCAAAGTATTCGCCGTATCGAGCACCCAGGGAGAAAAGGGAGCCGCAGGAGAGCCCACGCCCGCCGCGCTCAGAGCGTTAAGGGCCGTGCCATAGGTGAGCGCTCCGTTAATGCTTGGCCCCTCCGTCGAAAAATCCGTACCCTCCGCAGAGGTGTAGAGTTGAGCGCCCGCGAAACCGATGGGAGCCGTCACCCCGTAGTAATAGCCCGTGCCGGAAGGATTAGCGTCCGAATCCGCGAGCAAGGGAATGTCATAGAGCAAGAGCGTCATGGGCACCTGTACGGGAGCTTGGCCGCCCGCGTTGGGATTGGATTGCCCGGCTTGCGCTTGCGAGAGATAGAGTTTAGGATTGTCCAGCACGCCCGTGAGGTGCATGGCCCGGCCCGCGCCCTCGCTGGTCTTCTGAATCCGCATCTGACGAGTAACACCACGTCCCGTAAAGGTAACGATGTCGGTGGGCACCAGCATGGAATAGACTGCCTTCCAGGTGCTGTAATCGAAAGTGTCACGCTCCAGGTAGGAAAGATAAAGAGACTTCTCCGCAATCTGCAGAGCCGTATCGCCCTCCAGCGCCATGGGCAACTCATAAATCACGTGCGAGCGGGTCTTGACCACCTTGACGGAGCGCTGCTTGGATTGCTTGCCTTGCTCCCAATTAATGGCCGGGTCAGCATAGTTAATCTGCACGCTGCGCGGCAAGTCCTGCACCTGAGCAAAAGATTCCTGATACTCCGTCTTGTCCTCGATCAAGCCCAAATCCGCCTCCGGTATGTTGAAGCACGGGTCCTGACCTCGCGGTATGAAGGTCAACTTGCCGTCCACTTCCACGGCATCGAAAAAATAAGCCGTGGCCAAGGGTTGCAGGCACTGCTGGCCCGATGATGCCCGGCCAATCACGTAACCGATGACCGGCATGCCCAGGAGCCGCGAGGTGTCCACTTGCGACTCCTCCAGGCCGCATCTTAGACAGATGTCGAGCACGGCATCTCCCAGATCACCCGTGGGCATGGCATTCACAAACGTAGCTCCGCCCTCAATCACAACCGTGCATGCCTGCGCTTGGCCCGGAGTACTTGTATAATCAACCGTCAGAGGCAGGGCCGCATTGGCGGAGGCGTAAAAGCCGCTCGAGTGGCCGTTGGGAGTACGGTTTAAAGTCTCAATATTGGTGATTCCCGGCCCAATTTCAGCCGGATAGACCGGAGGCGCCTGATTGAAGTGATAAAAGTCGGAGCCCGTGCCGTCATGCGCCACGATGCCGCTTACCGTGCAGGAACTCGCGGAGCCCCATGCCACGGAGGTAAGCTGCAAGGACTGCGAGGGCTGGGCCTGCCCCGTACCCCAAACCCGCAGGGCACCCGCGCCCAACACCTCGAATACCACGAAGTCGAGCCATCCGGCATTATTGCTGATATCGAACTTCCATGAGTTGCCGTCTCCGGCCTGAACCGTGCGCCAGCACGCCCCGGCATTATCGACAATCGGGCTGCCGATGTTACCCGATGGGCTTGAGGAGTCCACGGAAAATTGAGGCGTAGTGGTCTGATAGTAAGCGCCTCCGGCATAGCCCGAGATCAGAAACACCAGCACGTTGCCCTCTTGCGGAGTATTGGGCAAAGAGAGCGTGACGGAGGTTGGCACGCCGGAGCCCGAGCCGCCAGTACCCGCCGTGGCGCTAGCCATCTGAATGAGCGTAGGCACCCCGGAGGTGTAATTCAGTTGGGTCTGAAATTGAATCTCCGCCCGAATATTGGGAATCCGGTTGCCGAAATTCTTGAGCGGAAAGTTTTCCCAGGCCGCATAACAGAGCCCGCGAAAGGCCGGAGTATTCTCCACCCCCTCGCTCTCTTGAATGAGGCTCATGGGCTCTTGATCCTCCGTGCCCATGAAAACATCGGGCGAGGGATAAATGGAGGCCGGAGGCGCAGTTTCCTCGCTTCCGGTTGGATCGTTGGTGTTGCCGTCCGGGCCGTACCACTGGATTTTATTACCCGTAGCATAGCCCTCCGCCGTGGTGGTCACGTTGGCATCGGAGGTAATCTGGCCCAGATACTCTCCCTCTCCGCCCTGATAGTTGGCTCCGTCACCTCCGGGATTCACAATCGCGCTCACCGTCACGGTCTGCCCGGCCTGTAAATTCTGCAACGCAATGACGGGCGAGGTGCCCCCCACGTCTCCAAAGGAGTAAGCGGCATTTTCCGCGCCCACGCACTCCCAGGGCAGGGCCGTTGAGGGCACGTACACCTGCAGACTCTGCCCCCCGGAACAAGCCACCTCCACGGGAAACCCGCCTGCGGTCATACACTGATAGTTGTTGTTGATGCCCAACTGGAAAACGGTAGCTCCGCCCGGCACGGTAAAGCTCGCTCCGTGGCCCACCCAGACGGCCTCAATCAAGTTGCCCTGAGAGTCCACGAAAGCGCCGCATACGCCGCAGTTGTAGCCTATGCATGAGCCCACGGCAAAATACTTGGAAGGAAAAAAGGAAGGCCCTCCACCGTCCCAGATGACTTGCGTATCGCCCCAGATGCGCACCACGGAGGCCGGACCTTGGCAAAAGCCCGCCGCAAAACTCGCATAGTAGTTATAGACCACCTCATCGCCCGTGGCCTTATCGCACTGCGCGTTGGCAATCAGGCCCGGAGCCCAGATAATGTTTCCGCTCACCTTGAAGGTGCCGTAGCCGAAAGGTATCACCGTGCCGTTGGCACTGCTCGATATACTCAGGTCATTCAAGCGTGGCCCTTGCGTGTGCAGAGGATCAATCAGCGAGGCCGCCACCTTCCCCACGCTGGCGCCCGCCATGGCTCCGCCAATCAGGGATGACCACGCCGCCACACCTGCCGGAGGAAAGAAAAAACCCACCACCGCGCCCGCCGCCACGCCCGCCGCCGTGATTGCTATTCTCGCCATTCCACGCTCCACTTAATCTCAAGTCTCAGACTTGAAATTTGAAATCAAAAAGTTAAAACCTCTTGCGCCATGCGCTCCGCCGCCGCCTCGCAATAACGCTCAACCTTCTCGATGCCAATGCACTTGACTCCCGCATCCTTGCACGCCCGGAGCGAGGAGCCGGAGCCCATAAACGGATCAATCACGCTCCCGGCCTCCGGCACAAACTTGAGGCACCATGCAAAAAGCTCTTTAGGCTTCTGGGTTGGGTGTACCCGCTTGCGGCCTCGCATCTCTCCAGCCCGAATCATGCCATTCCAAAGAAAGCGAAAGATGCGCAGGGATTGATCTAAATTACTCCAAGCCAACTCTCCGTCCGCGAAGTCTCCCGAGTTGAGCTTGTCCCACACCAGCCAAGCCCTGGAGGGAGGCAGGGCAAAATAGTTGCCGCCCCAGATGATGGCCTTGGGAGCCGCCGCGAGCAAGGCCGCTATCTCCTCTTGACTCGCGGGCCGCTTGTCCCAATCAAAATCCCCGTAATCGGTAGCCGCCCAAACCGCCGAGTTGGTAGAAGCCCGACCGCCGCCGAGTGGTCTATTTCCACGTGAAAGGTTGCGGGCGTTATTCTCACCCATCCCGTACGGCGGATCAGTCATCACCAAGTCAGCCGAAGGTAGCGAGGGCAGCACCTCCAGGCAATCACCGTGGTAAATGGTGATAAGCCCGTCTTGGTAATAGGGTTTCAACTATCCCACCCCCGGTATCGAAAAGCACGCTTCGATGCGCCGCACCCACTTGCGGTCTAAGCCCACCTCAACCACCCTGTGCTGAGCGAGCCGCCCGCCAACCCTCGCGCCAGGGCCGCCCGCCGCGTGCACGATGCCGCGCTCCGTCAGTATCGCCGAGTGCACGGGATCAACCGGAGCCCGGAATACCAGCACGTCACCCGGCAAGCGCTGATAGATGGGCTTGGAAACGAGCCGGGCATTACAGGCTTCCACCACCACCCGGCCCACCGGCCGGGCTGAATAGTTCTTGAATTCCGCGAGGTAATCACCCAAACCCAAGTCGCGCATTACGCACAGAACCAAGCCTACGCAGTCCACGCCCATGCCGCACCTGCGGCCCTGATGCGCAAAGGGCGTGCCCAGCCACTTTCGGGCCTCATTCACTACCTGTGTGCGAGTCACCATTAAAAGGGCACGTCCTCATCCGTAATTTCTCCAAGCTCTGGGCCTGCAGGCCCAGACTGCGAGGCCGGAGCCGCCGCCCGCTCCGCCGCATCTGAGCCGTAAGCGGAGCCCTCGCCAGCGGGCCGCGAGTTTGACTTCGAGCCCAACATGCGCATCTCACGGCATACTATGACCGTAGCCCGCCGCTTCTCTCCGTTCTTCTCCCACTCCTCATAGCGTATCCGGCCCTCCACATAGACCAGAGCGCCCTTGCGCAGGTACTCTTGGCATATCTCCGCGAGCTTGCCCCATACGCGTACAGTGTGCCATTCCGTACGCTCCTGCCGTGCTCCCGCCCTGTCCTTAAACTTCTCGCTTGTAGCGAGTGAAAACTTACAAACCGCCGCACCCGAAGGCGTGTATTTTGTCTCCGGTTCCTGCCCCAAGCGGCCCACCAGCGTAACCTTGTTAACCATTTTAAAACCACCCCTTTTAGAGTGCAGATGTGGCATAGGACAACACCAAGTCCATGCCCGGTATAAACGGCTCTGCCCTAAAATTAACGATGTTATTAAACTTCAAACACCCCGTCGCGCCCGCCGTCTTATCACAGCCGGGCCAGATGGTGAAGGTATCGCCCGGAGCGGGCGGCTGCGGAAAAGGCAGAAACATATCGAGGTTCGTGCCGTCGAAAGCCTTAACCTCAAAACTCTTGCCGCTGAGCACGCCGGAGGTGAAGGTGATCATGCCGTTATCGAAATAGCCCTCCGCGCCCAGACTCCCCGCAGGGATGAGCGTCATGGGATCGGGCGAGGAGGAGACAGAGCCCGATTGCTGGTAGGGCGCCGCGCTCAGGTTGCAATACCAGGGCCGCCAGCCGCCATCGTCTCCGCCCGGAGTTGAGAAAAGCTCCGCCCGGCAGGTTGGTCCGTAAGTATCGCCCAGGGACGTGGCCAGCTTCTGGGTTAGCCCTCGCAACTCCGCCGTGAACATTCCGTTTTTCATGTGCACCGCGCCCAGGTATCCTACGCGCTGGACCATATCTCCCATGGTTAAATCCGCCCAATTCACCACGCGCTGAATAATCGCGCAGTTATCGTATACGCCAGCGCTAATATCGCTCTCTGAGATGGCGGAGGAGTCGAGAAATGCCGTCACCTCCAGGTTGTCAATGGAAAGGTCGGAGCCAGAGTCAATGGCCGTATGAGTCATCCCGGTTGACGCCTCATAGGTCACGGGATAGGGATCGGGCAGAGGGCCGGAGCTTTGGTAGCTGATATTTTGGTCGTGGGTGGTAAACCCCATCACCACGCCATCCTGCCGGATCACGGCCCACAGCGTTGCTAGCGTGGTACAATCAAGCCCGAAATGTTGCTGCAAATTAACCGATGCCGTCTTCATCGAATCCACCCCAGGACACAGGAGAGCACGTCCGAGCACGCCCGATATAGCGCCCATGCCTCGCCCAGCGCCGCGAACTCCGCCACGAGCCCGGCAAGCGCCAGCGCCCAAACCAAGTAAGAAAGTTTTTTCATAGGATCACGGAAAAGGTAAGAGTGGGCCGCCTAAGCCAAACTCCCGATATCCCGGAAAAACTCCACCGGAAGCAGGCTCGCTTGCCGCTCTGGAAAGCCACGCCCGCCGAAGGGCTGCTTCCAGGTATTGGAACTATGCCCGCGAGCCACCATCAAGCTGCCCGCCTCCACGGAATCCTGTACGCCCAGCTTGGCCGCGAGAAAGGAAAACTCCGAATCCTCCGCCGAATTAAGTGACGGGAACTTGTGATCCTTCCACCAGTCGAGGCGATAACACTGCGTGGAGCCGCTGGCGTAAGAGCCCGCGCCCGTATAGATATACTCGTAGGCTTTGTGGCTGCTCTCATTCCAATAGAAAAAGCGGTGAAATCCCGTTACCATCTTTTTCTCTGAGAGTAACCGCTCCACCTGAAACTCAATCCGCGTGGGTGCATACCAGTCGTCATCATCCCAATTCACGGCAATAGAGCCACGGGCCATGCCACAAGCCGCATTGCGCTTGCCACCTAAAGTAAAGAGGCCGGGCCGCCTTGGTGCCCAGGTATCACGGCAATAAACAATCCGAGCGTCAACCGGTACCAGATGCTCAATCGGTATTTTGCCGGTATCAAAAATAATCAGTTCGCGGTGGGCATAGGTCTGGGCCAGAAAGCACTTGATGGCCAAGGGCAGATAGGCCGCCCTATCCGCCGTAGGCATCACGCAAGACACTAAGGGTTTTTCCATCATGCGCCCAGACTCCCGGCTCCCGTGGAAAGCAGCCTTACCTCCACCAGCGTTACATCCGGCCAACTCACCAGGGCGTTGCCGTCCGCAACGTCCGACTCCTCAATTACCGCGTTGCAATCGTCCGTATCGAAGCGCACAGGGTAGTGGTATTTACCGCTCCAGGTCACAGGAGAGTATCCCGCGCCCGCCGCGAGCGTCAGGAGGCCCGTAGTGGAATCTAGCGTCCAGCCCGTCACTACGGAGCCGCCCACCTCGATAACCGGTTCGCTGGTACAATACGTGCCGTCAAACTTGACCACTGCCGTGGTGACAGGCTTGACAACGGCCTTGGTATAGCTTCGTATCCCTATCGCCCAAGTCTTCTGCAGTTGATAGACGCGCCCGGTATAAGGCGAGTCCGTCACCGGAGCACAGAGTTGATTGACCGCTTGACAGTCCTTAGGATCAAGGAATCTAAAACTGTCCGCCTTGCCTCCCACGTTCAACCAAAAGTTATACACATCATTAAAATACCATTGCGGTTTATGATCGAGAACGATACGCCAGCGCCCGCGAGAGAAAGCCCAATTGCGGTTACGCTGCTCGAAACCGGAGAAGCCCTCGTTGACTTGGGTTGAGAAGCCTTGCCCGCCCGCCGCTTGAAAAGCGATATGCTCTGGAAACTCACACTCGAAGAAAGGCATATGAAACCCCAGGATTCAGGAGTCAGGAATCAGGAGAAAAAGAGGAGAGGGCGGCCCGGATACCGCCCGCCCGTTACGCCAGTTGCAACTTAGCGCCTCTTGCCCACGTACCGGCATTTATTCCGCTGTGGCCTCACGGCTTAGGAGCAGCCCCGCGTGCCAGCCCACCGGATATTCACATTTGACGTTGTATGGTTAAATGATCTTGTTAGGAGTTGCGTCCGTGCAGCACTTGCATGGTGCGCCATCCGTCCGTCAGGAGTTGCTGCTGAGATCGCTTGAAAGAGTTAGCATCAGGAGTGCTAATGTTGTACACGGGAGCGTAATGCAAGGGCCTCAGTGACTGCATGGCCAGCGAGGGCACGACCGTGCCCGAAGCATGCGGCACGAAAAACTCAGGATGCTTTTCCCCTACCACGTAAGCATGCCCCGGAGTCACGTCTCCACCGCCAGCCAGAAAACCGCCAAACCACGAGCCCAGCGTTGAAAGGGCCGGGCCAAAAGCCTTGAGCGCTCCGCCAATCGCTCCGCCAATCCCAGAAAGGGCGCCCCGCACTCCGCCGCCGCTTGCATCAGCGCCCAACACGCCTCCGCTCGCGCCGTCACCCTGAGCACCCGCACCGCCCGCGAGCAGGCCCTTGACCGCATCCGCGAAACGGACATAGAAGGGATTGCCCTGCGAGCCGTCAGCCTTGGAGAATCCACCACCCACACCCAGCTTGCCCAGCACCCCGGAGACAGCCTTCTGCATGCCGATTTTGAGAAACGATTCCTCCATGCCCTGAGCGAGTTGCTTAAAGCCGCCCTTGCCGGTCACTACCAGCCGGGCAAAAGCATCCTCGATAGAGTCTAGTGAGCGAGTAAGCACGGATACCAGATGAGCGCCCGCGTCATCCCCGGCAATCTTAATCTCTTCCAGTTGAGTTTTGAGCGAGTCACCAAAGCTCATGTTAGCGCCCAGCCGGTCTAACCTGGTGAGCCACGCAATGAGCTTTTGGCCCTCCGCATTGGCCGCTATTTCCCTGGTCGTCAAGCCAGGAAAGGTATCGGCCAAGCGCTTAAAGGAACTGTCGGAGAGTTGAGTCTCTTGCTCCAGGGCCTTGAAATAACCCCGAAGCCTGTCCGTCTCCGTGCCCAGGTTGGCCTCTTGCTGGGCTGTCAAGTCAAGCGCTGGCCCTTGCGTGAGGCCGCCCATGCCGGGCACGGACGGTATCATCTTTTTGGTAAAGTCAATCTCAGGAGCGCCGCCCGCCGCCGCGAAAGACTCACCCCAGAGAGGCAACTTAGGAACCTTAACCGCCGTGTCTATATACTCTTGGATTTTGCGCTTGTAAATGTCGAGCGCCAAAGTCTGGGCCGTATACGCCTCCGCAAGATTGCCGCCCGCTTGCACTTGCTTGTCAATCTCGCGCAGGGTACGGTCATACTCCGCTTGAATCTCGCGGAATTTATTCCCGTGAATACCAAGTTCTGAAACCTCATCACGCTCTCGCTCGATAAGCGCCGCCAGCGCATCCGAGTGAGCCTTGATGCCATTGACCAGACCATCCTCATGCTCCGTGGCCGCTTGCTGTCCCGTGGTGAGGCTCTGAAGGTTCACCTCATAGTCCGTCTGGGCCTGCACGGAATCCGCATAGGCTTTCTTGAGGCTCGCCCACTCCTCCATAATCCCCTTTGCGCCCTCAAAAGGAGAGGTGACAACCGCGCCCAGGAGCGCTACGGTGTGGGCAATCACTCCGCCCATGCCCTGCATGCCAATCATGGTGCGGTTGAGGAGAGGAATCACCTTGCCGCCCAGCGTGAGCGTGAAAGCGCTCCACTGAGCCGTCATCTCGCGCACGGCCACTTGATACTGCTTGGCCTGCGCAATGCGGCCCGCGTCAAAGTATACGCCCAGCTTCTTGGCTTGCTCGATAGCCGGAGCGTAGCCCTGCATGGCCAGCAAGCGCAAGGTGATCACGTTTTCAGACCAGCCACGGCCCAGCAATTGATTGAGGGCGAGGTTGCGCTGCCCCGCATCGTGGAGGGCAAAGATACTGTGCAGCACACCTTGAATTCTATCGCCCATGGGCTTGAGGCCAAGCTCCGCCGCTCCCCGCGCTCCGCCCATCAAATCCCAAAGCATCTTGTTGGCATGGCCGCCGCCCTCCGCCGTCTTTTCGAGGTTGGCACCGGCCCGCGAAAGCGAGGTAGTAAGGGCCTCAAAGCTCCCACCCGTCTCTTTCGTAAGAGCATACAGGCCGCTCATTTGAGTAGCGCTGATACCGGTCTTAGTAGAGGCCGTGCCAATCGCAGAGCCCACCTCCGCCGCGTGGTTGGCCAGCGCAATCATGCCGCCTCCCACCGCCGTGATACTCCCCAAGACGGAGCCCGCGAGCAGCACGGCCAGGCCGCGCCCGTTGCGCCCGGCCACGTCGAAAGCCTCTTTCGCCTTGTACCCTATTCCGTCCAGTACGGCGCCCGCCGTCTGGCCAGCAGGCCCCAAGGCTCCCAGGGCCTCGCTCACCCCGCCCAGCCCGGCCCGGATGTCTTTCCCGGTACGCTTGGCCGCAATACTGGCGGAGTCCATACCAGAAAGAAACTTCCCGGTATTGGCCACCAGTTCAACGTAAATCGACCCCAGAGAGAAAGCCATCCGCCTACCTGCCTATCTGTCTGCCTGCCGTTTTTTTCTTGCCCTTAACGCCCGGCCCGCACTTGAGGGCCGCCGCGACCACTCTAATTTGCTCCGCGAGGCTCATACTCTTGCGGCCCTCGCTGGGCATAAAATCAACCGGGCTCACCGGCTCCGCGTTTTTCGAGCGGTAAGGGTTGGCGTTATAGACCGCCGCCGCCACGATGCCGGAATAGAAGCAAGCCCGCTTGTGCGCCGCTTGCTTGCGCGTCAGCATTTCGTGAAAGGTGCCCGGAGTCGTTGCCCCAAACTCGCTCAGGCTCAAGCCCAGATCAATCCTTGCCATGGCCCACAGCTCGGCCCAGGTTAGAGGTTGGCCGCCTCCGCGCCCGTCTTCGGCGGAGTCGGCCGGATAGGGTTTTCACCGCGCAGGGCTTTCTCTTTCGCCTCCATCACGGCCTTGCGCTCATCCTCCGGCAAGGCCAGGGCGTGAGCCTCGTATAGCGCCTCAAAAACCTTGTCTTGGTTGCCACGATCCATGTAAGAGCGGATGCAAGCCAAGCCCTCCTCCGAGTCGTATTCCGGGTGGCAAGCCAGGATAGAGGCCCAGAAAATCAGCGAAAGGCTGGAGGCATTCAAGCCCAGCCAGAGCTTTTGCCCCGTTGAATCTTGGCCCGTGCGCTCATGGATCAATGCCAGAGCGTTGTAATCGAAAGTGAGCCGGAAAACTTTCTGCATCTCGGAGCCGTCATCATCTCGCAAATCGAGAGCGAGCGAGACTCCGGGCGCAATGCGCCGCTTCAGTGCCTGCGTCTTGTTGCTCATATTCCCCCTTTAGGAATAAGGGCCGGAGGAGTGCCGCCCGCCCGGCCCGGATGCTCAGAGGCGTACAGATCTACGCCGTTGTATAGATAGGTAGACCGCTCACCTTAATGGTGATAGTAACAACCGCTTCCTTGTCCAGGGGAATGTCAACCCCGTACTCCGTCACCAAGCCTTTGAAATTCCATTGCCCGGGAGTGCTTTCCCCCGTCTCCTCTGAGGCCGGAGGCAGGACAAGCTGGAAAGGCAGCCGGGTCTTAGTGATGGCCGCCGCATAGACCGCTTGTTGACCGGCATCATCGGGCACGTAATTGACGGAGAATTTGACTTCGCCCGGATCGGTCAAAGTCGAGATAAACTCTTTCACCCCGCCCGGAGACTGCACGTTGGTTACGTCCGCCGTCTCGTTTTTCAGTTGCGGGCCGGATACGCTCTTAACCTCGCCAATCTGAGTGAAAACCGCAGGGCTGGCATTCGTGCCAATCGAGAGCACCAATCCCAACCCCGAAAAAGCGTTACTGCTTACATAGCTCATAGGTGTGTCACCTCACAAAAATATAGTTTTCAGTTATCAGTGTTCAGCCATCAGATAAGACCATCACTGATAACTGACAACTGATAACCGGCCACTACTCAACCGGGTTGATAATGTGCAGAGAGAAGTCCACTACGGCACGGTAGAGGAATGGGCCATCCTCGAAAGCGTCAACCTCCGACACCTTGAGGCCGCCCTGCATGTACGTGCCATCCGACAGCGGGCCGCGATAGGAGAGCAGGCACGCCTCCGCCGCCCGTTTCAAAATCTTGGCCGCGCCGTAGTTCTTACCGTAACAATCGAGTTGCACCCGCTTAAACTCCAAACGGTTGGTGCCCTGAGTGGAGGTTACGGACGTGCCCGTCACCACCGTATAGACCACCGCAGGCAGGGTGCTCTCCTCCGGCAATTGCACGGGAAACACTCCGGGCGTACCGTCTTGCCGCAAGAAAGGGCTGCCGCCCACCTGAGCCATGACTCCAGGATCATTCGCGAGGAGCGAAAACAGGCCAGCTTCAAACATTTTTCTTGATCTCCTCCGCGAGAATCAGCGTCAAGCCATCCGCAAAGCGGTTGATAACCTCATCACCCTTGCTCTCGAAAGTGGGCCGTACAAAGGACTGGTCTTTCATAAAAGAGGAGCCGCCGCTCCGCCGCTTGCGCCCGCCCATACCCAGCATGGAGGAGAGGGATTCTCCGGCCCGGCTTGCCTTTCGCCCTATCTCTTGAAAGAGGCCCCAATACGTTCTCTTGCTTGGCCCCACCCGCACCGCGCCCTGCAAGTCGGAGTTAATGATGCGCTGCATGCCGATGTGCGAGGCAAGATCACCGGGCCAGCGTACCTCTTTAGGGTTTTCGGAGAGCTTAACCTTATCGAGCTTGGGAGCCCGGAGGCGCATCTCATCAACCCAAGCCTTGCACGCATAAGTCATGGCCTCGCGGAGCGCCCGCCGCGCCACGTCGAGAGGCATGCGCTCTAGCGTGCGCTGCAGTTTTTCGAGGCCGACTACCTTGACATCCAGTTCGCCGCTCATTGCCCAGGCCCTTGGTACGCGGAGTCGTCACGCTCGATGCAGTACAAAAGCAGAACATGGTGCTGCTCATCCGGGTTATCCACGTGCATAATCTGAAATTGGCGAGTAGTAATCACAGCCGGGCTGCCGATACCCTCCGCAAACCACACGTCCATTTTGGCCTTGACTCCGGCCATCCAGCGTATGGTTACAAGGTGAGTCACCTCCGCAACCACCTGCTGGGCTTGATAAAGCTCGCGCCCTGAAAGCGCCTCAATGCTGGCACGCACAGTAGCGAACACCGTAGCGTCTGCCGTTACAGGGCCGCCGAATTGATCCACTTGCGTGGAGAGGTTTATTATCTGGATTGCGTGGCGGAGCTTGCCCGCCCGAATTGTGTCGCGTCTTGGCATGTTCCCTCAACTCCGCCACGGCCCTCAAATCAAGGGCCCCCGTCTCGTATCGGCTAACCTTAATTTTCCTCATAGCCCATTACCGTAACCTTGTAAGGCGTAAGCAGCCGCGTCACCCCGATAGGCAACTCCACGAGCTTAAGGTCCGTGGTTGCCTCGCGGTTTTCATAGAGGTGAGCCGCGAGCAGGAGCACAGCCGCCTTGACCAGCTTGGGGCAAGTATCCACCGTGGCTCCGTCTCCGTAGCTTCCAGCCGTGTAAGTGATCTTGACGGAATCTGGCAGGTACATATCCGTGTAAGGCCAGTATTGGCCGTAGCGGGGCACTACGGAGCCCGGAGTGCCGTCCGTATCCACGTAGTAGGTTGCCGGGTCAGCCGTCTGAAGGTTGGCCGCCATATCGAGGTAAGTAATGCTCGCAACCGACACCAGGGACGGGCGAGGCAACTTAATGCGAAAGGCTTTCCAGAATGTGGAATAGTACCAAGCCTCGTGCAGGGAAGTGCTCCGCTGGGTGCCGTTCCACCAGGGAAAGAGCGGGAAGTGGTCAAGCGTGAGTTGCCATGTCTGATTATAGATGGCCCGCTTCATCTCGTTTTCGCAAAGCTCGCGGGCCGCTGGCATATAGATGCCGGTAAACAAGTCGTCGTCATCCGCAATCGTCACCCGGCAATGCTGCTTCACTTGCTCCAGCGTCACAGGCTCAACAACCGGAGCGGTAAGCATCTTGAGATTCAGAATCATAGTATTAACCAAAACGGTAGCGCAGAGTTGCGCCGCTTTTGCGCTACTCTGCGGCTCTTACGGAAAAAACGGAGCGGGCCGGATAAGGAGGAAAACCGGCCCGCCCCAAGTCGTCGACCAACCGAAGGGTTTATTTCTGGGTGAGGGCGATTATCGGGTGAGTTCCAGCGTCCGTAGAAATTCCACCCGCACGGCAATACCCCAAGAAGCCAACCTCCAGGGTGTCCATGAAGCGCTCATTCAAGCGCACAATCGCCAACCCCGGCTTGACTTCGCGGAGCAGATACCCCTGCTTAAAGTCGCCATAGAGCACGGAGACAGCCCCGGAATTGGAGCTTGTCCCACTGGCCGCATTCTCCATGTACTGATTGAGCACCACGCGCTTACCCAGCAGAGTATCAAAGGTGCCCACCGTTGGAGCCGGAATGTACAAAGGACGGCCCAGGGTGTCAGTAACGCCCAGCAGAGTGGCACGAGTCTTGGAATTGAAACTCCAGATGGCATCGATCCCATAGGCCGGGTCAAGAGCGCCGTATATGGCCACAAGGTCTGCCCACTGGATGGGCTTGGTAGTATCGAGTGTCGTCACCGCATCGTAGGCCGCCGTCAATAGCGACTCGATATTCTGGGCAACCGAAGGAGAGCCCGCGAAGGTGCCGTTGGTGACAAGGCTCGTCAGGCCGCGATAGTAGCGCTTGGAAAATGTCACGGATAAAGGCGTCAAGGTCAAAGGCCGAATCCTGCAACTCCGCCAGCGTCACCTTGATAATGTTGGTCTTGAGGGCGTCAGTAGAGAGCAAGAGGCTGGAGAGGCCCGGCTCAACCTCAGACATCGAGGAAGGCTCAGAATCCAGCATCAAGAGATTGCCGGTATCGTTTGAGAAGGCTATCTTCATGGGCGCGCCGTTGTCCGTCTTTTTGGTATTCAACTCCGGCAAAATCGAGCCCCAGGCTTTCTCCGCTTGCGTCAGCACGGGATAAAATTCCTGCGGAACAAAGTAGCCGCCCGTGGAGGTGGTCAAGTCGCGCTGCTCGCGCCCAGGCCGCTGGGTGCGAGTCTCTTTCTGTGCATCCGTGGGTGTGTAGGAACGCAAAACCGGAGACTTGTCTCCGTACCGAATAAAGTCAGCAAAGGCCGCCCGCGATTCATCCGCGCTCGCACCCGTACCACTCCCAGGATCACCACGCGGAATCTTGGGCAGGGCCCCATCCGCCGCCAGTTTCGAGGCCACGGACTCCATAACTCCAACGCGCTCTTCAATAGCATCCGCTTCCGAAATCATCCGCTTGGACGATGCTATTTCTTCAGCCGTCACGCCGTCTTTAATCAAGAGCGCTTGGGCATCTTTCAGTAACTTGTTGCGTTTGTCGCGCAATTCTTTCATAGGTTTTCACCTCACTGAGATTGGGATTAACTTGCAATGCCCGGCAATGACGGCCCTAGCCGACACCACAAAGCGCACCGGCACGCGCCCGCCATTCAAGGCAACCCCTCCGGGCACGCGGGCCAGCGATACAGCCGAAATTGAAAAAAGGAAACCGGTTAGACGTTTTCGGGCGTTTGCATGCGCCGCAAAACCTCTGCGGTAAGGGCACGGGCCTCCGCCGCGAGGCGCTTAATCTCATCCGCCCGGCTCTCAGCCGGAGCCGCTACGGGCTCAGCCGCTGGAGGCTTAAGGTGCACCTCCAGGCTCTCCGGTTGACCATCCGGCCACAGTGAGCGAGCGCTTACGGAGGTGCCCGTATAGGCTGGGTATGTAACCGGGCTCACGTCGAATAGGTCAACATCCAAAAGCTCGCGCAAAACCGTGCGGTTGCCGGAGCCGTCGACTCCCTCGCTCCAAGCGTCTTGATTGACCACAAAGCCAAAAGAGCATTGGTCAATGTCTCCGCGCTGTACAGAGGCCATCAAATCACGGGCCGCTTGCGTCTCCGGCATGTCGCAATCAAAGCTCAAGCCTTGGTCATCCGTCGAGAGCCGCAAGGTGTTAGCCTTGGTGCGGCCCAGCACCACGCTTGAATCGTGGTTGAATAGGCAGCGCACGTCAGGCCCGGAGCCGAGGCAGCGTTTAAACGCTCCAGGACGCACCATCTCTCGAAAGCCGCCCAAGTCCTCACTCAGTTGATTGAATACCGCCGCGTAACCGGCAAGGCCGCTTGCGCCCTCGCGCGCCCGGAATTGCGCTCCGCTAGTGACTCTGTACTCTCGTTTCATGGTGCCCGCCCTCTCAAATCTCAAATTTCAAATCTCAAATTCCGCTTGCGGCCTCGCGCCCGGCCCGCTGTGCAACCTCCGCCGATATCACGCAGAGAGCCCGTTTTAGCTCTTCCATGGCGATATAATGCACCCGCTCCGCCGCCCAGCCCGGAGCCCGCCGCGCCATGCCCTTTAAGCAATCAGCCGCCACGCCGGAGACATCCATCCAGCCCTCCGCGAGCCCAAACTTGAGCCCGTAAACATCCCGTATCTGCGCTGAAAGGCTGTCCAATACCGGCTCAAAGGCAAGCCGAAGAGTCTCCAAATCTCGCTCTTTACGGTTGCACGCCCGGCCCACAGCGTCACGAAACATCGAAATATAGGCCAGCGCAAAACGCAGCGAGTCTTTCTGCTTGGCCACGTCCTCGCCGCCTCCCCCGCCCTCATCCGTGGCCTTAACATCAACCACGCCGTCTCCGCTCGCGCCCTTGGGTTGCGGAGCGCCGCCGCCATTGGCCATCAAGAGGTTTTCGAGATTCTGCATATTGACGGGAGCCAGCCGGATATCTCCCTCCTTGCCTATCGGGTTGTCTCCCATATCCGTGAGAATGTCATTGATCGAAAGCCAACCCCATTGACGCCCCAGGGCGTAACCCGCAGAGCTTGTGGCAAAGTCTCCGCGCAACCTCTCTCGCACGTCAAACTGAGCAAAATACTTGCCCGTAGTACGCCCGGCATGCGGCATGAGCTTGCGCTCCGCCTCTTGCTCAAATCGGCACATGTAAGGCCGGAGCGTGTCTGTCACAAATTGGAGAGACTGCTGCTCGTGGTTGGAATTAGAGAGCCGCGTGGTGTCTCCCACCATGTGCGGAGCAACCCGAAAGAGCCCACAGATGTCCGTGCGGTTGTACTTGCGCGTCTCAAGGAATTGAGAGTCCTCTGGGCTCAGGCCAATCTGTTGGTACGTCCAGTCCCCAGGGAGCACAGCCACCTTGCCCTGATTAATGCCCGCTTGCATAGCCTGCCAGGATTCGCGCACTTGGCTAATCGTGGTTTCGTCGATTACCGCACCCGTGGTTGGGTGCAGGATACCTCCGGGTTTCGAGCCATTACCAAAAAACCTTGCTCCGAATTTCTCCGCCGCCCGCGCTCCGCCGATGAGTTGCCTTTGCAGGGCCACAGGACTCAAGCCCTTGAGCCCGTCAAAACTGAATAAGGGGACGTGAAAAATTTTTTCTGGAGGGATATACCTCCAGTTTCCCATCTTTTCGCCGTCCGTGGTGCGATAGGCGATATTGCCGTCCGCAAGACGCACGGGCTCTGTCTTGTTAGGATGCAACGGGAATATCGCCGCAACCTTGCCCGCCTTGTTCTCCACGATCTGGGCATAGCAGTTGCCGGTCAAAGCACAGCACCCGGCCATAGTCTCCCAGAAAGTAAAGGCCGTCATCTCCGGGTTGGGCGCGTATTGGAGCAGATAATAAAGCTCATGCTCGATAGCCTCTTTGCGCCCGGCTGGGTCTAAGCGCTCATAGATCTTGAGCGGCAGCGAGGCCACGCTCTCCGAAATCACCCGCACGCAGGCATAGACCGTGGCTTGCTGGAGGGCCGTATAATCATTGACCGTCTCACCGGCCTCTGTCGTCTCTCCGGCAAACAACCACGCCCAGAAACCAGGGCCGCCCAGAGGCGTGGCCGGATTTTCCAGCGGGTTGCCGTCTCGTTGCTCCAGGCCGTCATTCAAGCCCAGGCGTATCATGTCGGTTTGCTGCGCCTGCCTCACGGCAAGAGCCGCCGCCCGCGTCACCATACCCAGCCGCGCTAAGATGCTCATAATTGTTTCTCTGAGGTGTGGCCGAAACGGCTACCTTTACGGCTCCGGCCTGCGTCCAGTGTTCTTTGACGCTGGAAACAACAGCATTCTGCAAGCTGCCCTTTCGGGTGCATGGGCTTGTTGCCTCTCCCACACTCGCTAAGCGATAAAAGGCTTGAAAGGCTTTGGAGGATCAGGCTCCACCATGGCCCTACTCAGCGCCATGATGGCCGCTACCGGGCCGTCGATTTTGTTTTCAGGCTTTTGCTTATTGGGAAAGATGTTGTCTTTATGATCGTAATGAGCGAGCACATTGGAAAACATCCATTCCATTACCGGGTTGCCGTCATGGTGCCAGCGCCCGGCCCTCACCATGGCATCCAACTGCTTCATTGGATCACTCAGGTTTTTTACGGTCTGGCCAACCTCCAGCATGGGAAAGCCCTCAGCGGAGAGGTGAGTGCTCATCTGGGTTGCTTGGAAAGGATCATAAGCCACGGACGCGAGCTTGACTTGGCCGGACCACGTCTCTAGCTCCGCCTCGATAGCGTCAAAGTCAATAATGTCTCCGCTGGTGACTCTGATATACCTTTGCTTGACCCAGCCCTCATACTGTGAATTGTCACTCTCGCGCACCCGCTTCTCCGGGAGCCAAAAGACTGGAAAGCAGTAATAGTGCCGGACCTTGCCCACTATCCGGCAAAAGAGCCGGAGCGCTACCGCTACGTCGATTTTCGAGGCAAGGTCAAGCGCGCCCCAGCACCTCTCACCCTTGAAAGACTCAATCTTGAGCCCAGGATCACCCGCCGCCCGATACCTCTGAATGTCCAGCCAAGCCACATCCGCGTTGCACCACAAATTAAGGTGCTTGGTTTTGATGTTGTTCTGCTTGGAGGGCGTCTCGACAGCCTCTTTGATGAGCGAGGCCACCACCTCCGGCATCACGCTCACGCCCCAATTGGGATTCGCCTTGGCCCAACTCGCAGGCTCCGTCCAATCGTCACCCTCTATCGGAGGCGTGCGTTTTTTGTCGCCTTGATCCAGGGTATAGACAACCCCAAAGACCTTATCATCGCGCACAGTGCCCGCCAGAATCTTGAGCACATAGCCGCGCACCTCATAACACACGCCCGCTTGGTCAGTGCCCGCCGTGGTAATGCACCACATTAGGCTTTGGTCACGCTTGCCCGTGCCCGTCTCCATCACATCGTATACGCCACGGTCTGGATGAGCATGCAACTCGTCAATGATGGCAAGGTGTACGTTGAGGCCATCCAACTTATCACTATCCGACGCGAGCGCCTTGAACACGCTCATGGAAGCCGCTTGAGAGATAGCGTGGGCCGGTACGGTCACACCAAAGCGCTTGCGAAAGCCCGCGCTTTTCTTGGCCATCTGCTGGGCAATCTCAAACGTGATCTTGGCTTGATCCTTGGTGGTCGCAACGGAGAAAACCTCCGCGCCCGCCTCGCCATCCGCCGCTGTACAGTAAAGGCCCACACCCGCACTCAAAGTGCTTTTGGCGTTGCCACGTGGCACCTCAATGTAAACCTTTCGAAAGCGCCGCTTGCCCGTGGCCTTAATCACCCAGCCGAAAACGGAGACAAGGATAAAGACTTCCCAGGGCTCAAGAAAAATCAGCGTGTTGGCCTTGGGCCCCTTGACGTGTGGCAGCAACTCGATAAAGCCACAGATGGCCGCCGCCCGCCTCGCATCCATACGGTAGGGAAACTCCGGGCCGATCATGGCCTCCATATCCGCGAGGTGCCGCTCGCACGCCTGCTTGACATAGAGGCATGCAGGGATGTGACCACCCGTCACCCCGAGAGCGTACTCATTGGCAACTGCGAGATAGTCATGTCTCATTGTGTTGGTGTTTCTCCCGGCAATTCCAGGGTTGCCCAGGGATCGTCAAAGGGCAATTCCTTTTGAGTGGCCGCCCGAATGCGCTCGCGGTCAACCGGAGTTAGCCCTAACTTCGCCTCCGCTTGCGCGAGAGCCTTAGCGTGGGATTCAATCACCCCCAGGATGGGATGACGGCCCAACACGCCATTTTCAGCAAGCCGCAGAGAGTCTGTCTCGCCCGGCTTTTTCTTCTCCAGGCACCAAGCCCTATGCTCAAGCAGGGCCGCCCGGCGCCGCACGTAATCCCAGCAGTAGCGCTCCAAGAGCCCGCTATCGAGAGGGCGAATCATGCCAGCCGGAGCGTTGGCAATTACCGCGCCCCAGATGGCCCGCTCAGCATCCGTAAAATAGTCAGGAGGCGTCATCTCACCCAACGGAGGAGTAGGAGCCTCACGATTGAGCCTGTCATTGCGCACCCGCGAGCCCTCCGCGAGCTTCTGGGCTAGTGGCTTTGGCGGCCTACCCCTCATTGTCTAGCCCATACCCCTTCTCTAATTTCGTCCACGTGTGTGTGGAGCTGGGGCCACGGTCAACCAAAGGCCCTCCTAAAACTACGAAGACCCCCCTACCCCCCTTGGCCGTCCGAAGCCGCCATCCTCGCTCGCGGTCTTGCGGGCGTGGCACGAGTGGCACAACCCTTGCAAGTTGCTTGGGTGGTCCGCACCCTCCGGCTTGGGTATGACGTGGTCAACGTCCGTACTAAGTGCTACGTGTCCCGGTATGTTGTAGGGATTCTTACAGAGAGGATCACGGCGGAGGATGTACTCACGGAGCCGCCGCCACCAGTAACCGTATCCGCGCTTTGCCGATGAATCGCGCTCGCCCCTCAGCGCCTGACGGGCCACAGCGTGAGCCTCACAGTAGCGCTCACGCGTAACCCCAGGGCACCCAGGCACGGGGCATGGGTGCGGAGCCGACAGAGGCATTATTTCTTCTCGCTATTGTACAACTCAGCAGCCGCCGCTTTCCGAGCCGCAAAAAGCGCCGCCGCATCCGCCTTTACCTTGGTCCTGTTGTTCTTGTAAAACAGGTACCCGACTAACAGAACAAAACCCAGAGCCAGCAACTTAATCATGCGTCACCCCGCAAAAGAATTAGTAGGATACGATGCCAGATTCTTGCCGATTAGAGCGCGGTACATGGACGCGTTCAGCCTTCCAAATTCCTCAATGCGCGTCCGCTGATACTGACTGTCTTCAACGTAGGCAGACTCAATATCCTGCTCGTCAATCATCTGACACCAGTCAATGTCAGTGACTGACTTGCCCGGCTTGCAGGCACTTGGCGCGTGCGGTGCGGCACCCTCAACGTTGGCCGCGCGGGTTCCCCTAGGTGTCTTGGCCCGCTCGCGCAGGAAAGAAGTAACCGAAATCTTCAGTTGCTCATACCCCTCATAAGTGGTTGCAAGGCGCACACCATTAGCCATTTGCCTCATCCGCCGCACCATCTCTTGAACCGCATGTTCATTAATAGCAAGGTACTTAGCAACCCTATCAGCCGTCATATGAAGCCGAAAATATAGGTACGCCACGGACGCACGCCGAGCGTGATTGATCTCATTCCCGTTTCGCGCCTTAAATCCGCTTCCAGCCATGAGAGCAACCGCAGCCAACCCCTCATAGGTCATAGCCCACTCGGGAATTTCCTTTTCAACAAGGCGAGTTTTCTGTAGCTGAAAGCCGGACCCAATCTCATCTCCATCTATCTTCCCGCGCAACTCATCCCGAAAGCTACCGTGCATATCAGGATCAAACTGGTAAAGATCGAAGCGTGGATTACTCGCCATTCTCAGCGCCCTCCGGGTCAACGCCCTCAACGGCAGCAGCCTTATGCGCATTTTCCTTGTACACGCAGCCACAGTCCGCGCATTCCCAATCCCCATTCTTCTGAAGGTAGTGCACCCGGCTATTGCAGCTCGGGCACGACCCAGAGGCAAGAGCATCATCGGACGCTGGAGACATCCCCAGACCCAGGCCCGCTAACGTCTTGTCCCAATAAACCTCCAAGCAAGACTGGCAACCGATGCCGCTATGCACTCCAAACCCCCCGTGCGGACACTTGGTTTTACGCTCCGCTTTTACGCTTTCAACTTCCGTCACCGCTAGGTTTTCCATGGTCAAAACTCTCCTTTTTCACATTTCAAATTTTCCAAGCTCGCTTGTTGCGTATCTCACCGCCCTGTGCTGCATCTTGCATCCGGGCTTGAGTTGCCCGGCCATCTTTGCCGCCCGGTCTTTGGCGTCTTGCTCCCTAAAATCCACTTGATTGCTTGCCGGTTGCCACTTGTCTGCATCTTGGAGCCGCCAGCACACAAGCCAAATCTCTCTCACCTCGCGCCTCGCTCTCTGCGCTCGCAAGCGCTATCGGTTGGTGTCCAATCCGTCTCCTCAAATCCCACGCGGGCCGGAATCCACACCAGAGGATCAAGCCCGGTTGGGCCGTTTCGCTGCTTCCCCACTTTCAACATGATCTGTTTTGCGCCCGTCTGAGCATCCGGCTCCTCGCCCGCCTTATCCCACAAAAAGAGCACGGTATCCGCGTCTTGCTCGATACTCCCAGACTCCCTCAAGTGGTGGAGTTGCGGCTCCTCATGCGGGCCAATGCGCGAGAGTTGCGAGAGCGCCAGGAAGGTGCCCTTGCAAATTCGCCCCACCTCGCGGGCCGTCTGCTGGATGCCGCCCGATACCCGCGTAACCTCTTGGGTACGGTTTTCAGCCTTGGCATGCACTAGCTGAATATGATCCACCACTACAAGCCTTGGGTTGACTCGCTGCGCGAGCGCTCGCGCCCGCCACTGAATCTGCTCAATCGAGAGGCCCGGAGTGTCATCAATCCAGATAGGCCAGCCTTGCAACTCGCCCATAGCCTTAACCAAAAAGTCAAACTCCGTTTTATTGAGGCGTCCAAGGCGCAGCCGGTTGGAGTCGAGTTGACTGATACGGCAAGCGAGGCGGAGGGCCAAGCTCTTCTTATTCATTTCGAGTGAGAACATGCCCACGGGCACGTTGCGCTGCGCGAGTTTGCGCACAAAATCCAGGGCGAGGGCCGATTTGCCCATCGAGGGCCGGGCCGCCAGCACAACCAACTCGCCCTCTTGCCAGCCCGCCGTAAGCGCATCCAGGGTGCTAAAACCTGTGGGCTGGCCAATCACCATGCCTTGCCCGGCTGTGCGCTCAAGCTCTGGAATGAGCCCGGCCACAATCTCCGCCATGCTTTGCGGGCCGCCCGTGCCTCCCAGCGTGCGCTCCGAAACGTCAAAGAGTTGGGTGTGGGCCGTCTCCAGCAACTCCGCCACGCTCTCCCGATTCTCCATACAGCGGGCCGCGATATTCCGCGAGGCGTTGAGCAGGCCGCGCACTATCGAGCAATCCTTAACCATCCGGGCGTACTCACACACGCCAGCGGAGGCAAGCGGCACGTTGCCCAGGGCCGCGATATACTCACGGCCTCCGGCCTTGGCCAGATTCCCGGCCCTGTCAAGCTCTCCGCACAAGGTCACTAGGTCAACCCTGCGATTAGAGCCCGCCAGCGAGCACATAACGGCAAAAACCAGTTTGTGCCCACCTCCAAAGAAGTCCGCCTCCGTCACCGCATCCAGGGCTTGATATAGCGCCGCGTTGTCCAAGAGAATCGAGCCCAGCAGCGCACGCTCCGCGTTAAGATCGTATGGCCCTGATTGGTTGTTGCTCTCCGTCATTATTTCCACCTCTCCGCGAGCGCCGCGCCCGCCTCAGTCTCCTCTAACTGTTTAAACACCCGTTCAGCGTTTTGCCGCTCCGCATCCTTGCTGAGTGGCGGTAAATCTTGGCTTGCGCTCTTTCTTTCTATTCTTTCTATTCTTTCTTTCTTATGTGCGGGTTGGTTTTGCACATCCGCCAATTCATTGAACTTGGGAATGATGTAACTGTCTCGTAACTGACTCAGCACTGCCAACTCACTGTATTTTTGCAGCCACCTGACAGTGCTGCGGTAGTCCAGAGACAGTAACTTGGCAAGTCTCCACTTGTCGGCTGGGAGCGGGCCAAAGGTGTGGTATCCCACAATCAGGCTGATGTAAATTCCACGCTCCGTTGCCGACATCCCCAGCACATCTTGTGAGCCCAGCCACTTGGCCGAGTAGAATTTGAACCAAAGATTGTTGCCAACTACCAAACCGACACCTCCGGCATTGCGAGTAAAAGACTCACCCTTTCACCTGTTACGTGGTGGGCCGATTAGCCAGGGCAGGCCCGTCCATCCAACTCCGCATGATCGAGCTTGCACAGTAAGGCGTGTCTGGTAGGGTTGCGCTTAACGTCAAGCAGTCTACGCCGCTTTCCGCGTCCCTCTCCCTTGAGGCCGGTTGGCTCAAGATGCGCCCATTCGAGCCAGTCTTTGGAGCCGCACTTCTGACACTCGTTGCCACGCTGCGCGAGGAGCCGCCGCTCCAGCCGGTCAAGGTATCTCTTAAAGCGAGGATCACTCACCGTGTGCCTCTCCGTCATCCGTGAGATAGGCCGCAGCCAACCCCTCAAGCTCTGGCCTTGGTAGGGCCTCGCCCGCAAGAGGCTCAGGCACTCGCTCCGCGCCATACCGGAGCGTGATCCTCACCGTCTCCACCCGTGCCCGGCCCTTGTGCGCCTCCGCCCGCTTGCCGACCTCACGGAGCGCCGTATGCAGGCTGGAGGCGTACACCGTGCAACCAAACTCCGCCCGGCTCGCGGGCAACTCAGGAAAGAGTATATTGGCGTGGTAGGCTCTCATAGCACCCCCACATTCATCCGCAAGCCGACATCTTTTTCCAAAAAAAATCCGTTCCCCACTAGTCCGCGAGCTATCCACGCGAGGCCCAGCCCATCCGCTTTTCCATTCTCAAACGGTCTTAGGTTCATCCTTTACACCCTCCATTTCATACGGTTTTTGACAATCGCCACAGGTGATTTTTAGAGAGTCCGTGGCCGCTCTCACAATCTGTTGACACTCCGGGCACGTCCACTTACGCATGCGCGTGGTTTGCACCTTGATAGCTTTGGGCGTAAGCTCTCCGCGCCCGGCTGGAATTGGCCCCAGGGAATCTCCAATCAGCGTGAGTCTCTCAGCACACTCCGCGCCAGCGTGCGTAGCCGTGGACTTGCCCTCCAAACCCACCGCCAGCATAGCCTCGCGGAATTTTCCCTTGTGGCCGCAATCGAGCCCTACGGTTGCGTGGATCATTTCATGCAGCAGCGTCTCCAGCACCTTGAGCCTGTCCGGGAAAATCATCGGATGCATGCTGATGAAAAAACCCTCTCCGTCTTTCCACCCGCTCCAGCAGGAGCCAATCGAGATATGCTTGCCCTGTGCGTGGCGAGGAGGAAAACCGCAAGTCAGAGCCGCGCGCTCAGGAGCGTCGGTCAAAAATTTCTCGCGAAGTTCCCCATAAGCCCGCTCCAGCCACGCCACCCTCGCACTGTTGGTTTCCATGCCCACGCTCACCACTCCATTATTCTCTTGCGTCTCGCCAACTCCGCTTGACGATCACTCTCTACACCCTGCCAATACTTGCTGCGCCCCACAACCTGAAAGACAATCTCGCACACGTAGCAACGCCCGCTATCGGGCCTGCTCCAGCGCTCAAGCTCATCAATCCTGTCAATCATCCGCTGGGCAAGCCACACGGAGGGGGCGTCTCCCACCAAGCCCTCAAGCCGCGCCATCTCATCCGCCCGGCCCATCAGCGGAGCGCCGCAACCACTGCACGAGGGCACTGGCACGTCAACCGCAGTCACTCTTGATTTACTAATTTCTGAAACCATTCCGCCTCCCGCAGAGCCACCGTCAACTCTCGCATAGCCTCCGCCGCCGCGAGCGAGCCACACCGCCGCACGAAATCCAAAAGCGGAGGGATGCCCAGCAACTCATCACGACACCCCTCCGGGCATCCCTTGAGGCAATACGCGCAGCTTGGATGGCCCAGAGGCAGGCCGTCTGAGCCTCGCGCCCAATCACGCCGCTTTTGATGGATTGTTGCTCGCTCGAATTTCGGAGACTCTTTTTTCGAGGAAATCACTGAAAGGTCAAACTCACGCAAAGACATCATTCCGCCACTTTCCCCATGGTCCGCACGATCTGCTTGGACTCCGGCCCGTACAACGTCTCAAGCTCCGCCATCTGTCTATTGAAACACTCAGAGCAGAACCCATGCGACACAGCATCCGTGCCCACTCGCCACTGCGCCCCGCAATTTACGGAGTCAGAGCAAAAGGCCAAGGGCTTGCCCGCCACGCTCTTGCGATTCAGCGTCGCCGGAGCGCCGCACTTGCCGCATTTCTCGCCCACCACTTTTCCGCACTCGCAACATTGAACCGTCAT